TGTATTGACCATACCCTTTATAAACTTCACGATTTCCTACAATAACTTGTATCGTTTGTGGCTGTCCTCCGTTTGATTGATTCTCCGCTAATGCTCTACTTATTGCATTGTATGTAGCATTTGCAATCGCTGTTGTAATTTGGTTTTGGTTTGCTACTGCTGTTTTGTTCCCTATATTTCCAACTAGCTCTGGTCCAGCTTCATTTGCAATAAATAATTGACCTTCATCAACCATTCCTCCTGTTGCTAGTCTTGGAATATATATTTGACTTAATTTTGGTATACTAACATTTGGAATCTTATTAATTAACCCTATTGCATTGTTTATCGTTCTAATAAAACCATTGACAATGCTTTCTATTTTAGAAAATACTCCATTTAAACCAGCCTTTACAGAACCAGACATCGCATCACTTATTTTCGTTCCAAGGCTAGAAAATGTGCTTTTTATGGTGCCCCAAATTCCACTAAAGAAACTTCCTATTTTTTCAAATGTTCTTTTTATGTTTCCGATATGCTGTTTCAAATTTTTCTGTGATTCCATTTTTGATTTCTTCAATTTTTTCGTGAATTTTGGTAGAAATTTCTTCCCAAATAGTTCCTAATGTCTCTTTTAGTGAAGTAAATGAGTTTGTTATTGGTTGTACTATTTTTTCTTGAATCCAATTGTATACATTCTCTATTTTAGTTTTTACTGTATTCCATTTTTCTTTCAATCCATTCCATAAGCCTTCAATTATATTTTTTCCAATATCTGCAAAAACAGTTGAAGGGGAGTGTATTCCTAGTCCATCTTTAAATCCTTGTACAAAACCTTCTATAAAATCTTTTATTGACTTTTTTATATCTTCCCATTTTTTATTAAAACCATCTATTAGCCCTTGAATTATGTTTTTTCCTACTTCAAAAAGTTTATCTGGTAAACCTTCTAACCAATTTAAATATTCATTCCATTTTTCTGGTATCGTTTCTGTAAAAAAAATTTCAATATTTTCTCCCCATTGTGGTAATGTTTCTGTAAAGAATTTATCTACCGCGTTAGGTATATCTTCAGTTACAAATTTTACTACTTTACCTAATGCAAAACCTAACCAATAACCAATCTTGTTTGGCAATTCACTTAATTTCTTTCCAACACCTTCAAAAAATTCTGGAAGTTTTTTTGTAAAAAATTGTGCAATTTGGTCTCTAAACCTATATATGGTTGCTGCCAAAATTCCTATACCTGCTATTACTCCTACTACTATTGCTGCCACCGCTGATTCAAATGCTAGAAATACCCCAGCCACTGCCAGTATAGCTCCACCTATAGCTTCTAATAAGCCTTTTAGAAATTTGATTTTAGGATTTAATATATCTAGTATACCTTTTATGTACATAATAGATCCACCTATTGTAAGCAAAACTCCTGATACAATTTTTAGAGGTGCTGTAAATGCTGATAAAGTTTTAAATGCCTCAGCTAATTTTGATGCAAATATAATAACATCTGATACTTTTTTTCCTACAAACATCGCTCCAAATGCAATCCCAACAGTTTCAAACACAGGTAATAGTTCTCTTATTTTATCTTTTATTTTTTCAATTTGTTCACTTGAAGTTTTAGTTATTGACTCAAACATATCATATTCTGGCAATTCAATTCCAAGGTCTCCTCCGCCAATTCCAGCTCCTGCTCCATCTGTTCCGGTGCTAGTTGTGATATTGTTTAGCTCGTCAAACGGCATTAACATTTTATTCATCTTTTTAGCTGTATCTTCTGCATCACTTCCAATATCTCCAATACCATCTGAAACTCCACTTAATAAATTTCCTGCTGTACTTAAATCTGAATTAAAACTTCCAAGCTCAAATCCAAAAAATTTTGCCACAGATTGTGCTGCTTCTGTAAGCAATTGCGTAACAGCTCTTACAACAGGTATTATTTTCATCATTATAGGTATAAATATACTTCCGACTGCCCTAGCAAGTGCCTTAAATTCTTGTTGCATAACTCTTATTGCATTTGCAGGAGATAGCAAACTTCTTCCTAAGTCTCCTTGCATTTTTTGTGTTGACCTCATTATTTGATAATAAATCAATTCTGTCTTTTGTGCTCTTGTCATTTCTCTAACTTTTTGTTGCAATCCCAAAGAATATGCTGTTTCTTGTAAAGATGCTTGGTCTAATGCAATACCATATTTCCTCAATGGTTGTACTTGCCCTGAGAACCCAGATAATAATTTCCTCTGTGCTTCTTCAAACGAAATATTCGCAAAGGAACTTAAATCTCCAGACAATTGTGTTAAGTTTTTACTCATTATATATGCTCTATCACTCGAAATTCCTATTCCTTCTGACAAATTTTGAAAAGATGAAATTGAATCCATCATCGCTTTAGGATCTAATCCTAAATTACTTTCAGCTTTATTTATAAAGTTAGTAGCTTCATCAGCAACATCTCCCATTGATGCTCTAAATAAGTTTACAGTTTCAATATAATCAGAAGTTTGTTTTGATAAATTGAATATCTTTTTTGATACATCTCCAAGAATTTTTGCTCCTACAAAGCCTTTAAATAATCCACTTATTTTATTTTTTGATGATGATAGTTTGTCTATTTTTTTTTCAACTTCGTCCATCTTTTGCTCTGCTGAATCTGAGCCTTCTGTTTTGAACTTTATACTTACACTATATTCTTGAATGTCTGGCATTATTATTCCTCCTTTCTTGATGCTCTAAATTTCTTTTTCATATTGCTCGCCCAATTTTGAAAAAATATCTGTGCTCTATACATATCTCGTTCTTCTTCTACTTCTTTTATCTTCTTATCCATTTCATCATTTGCTAATCCATATGGCTTTTCTGGATAAGGTAGAGGCTTTGTTGCTTTAGAAAAGGCTCGCAGTACAGGAGAAACATCACATATTGCCTCATATACGTACAAGCCTTGTTCCCACGTTATCCATTTCATTTTTTCTGTTTCTCTTTTTTCTTTTATCTTATATGCTTCTAAATACATTTTAGTCATGGTTGGATCTCCATACCAAAACTGCTCATAAGTCATTCCTATTGAGATATAAAACGGACAACATTTATTAAATTCATTTGTAAGGAAGAAGTGCTCTACTTTCTTAGTTTCTTCTATTTCTAAGACATCTTCCATTCTATGTTTTTTGAATCATCTTCTTCATCATCTCCAAGTAATACTGCATATGTTTCAAACACCATCTCGCTTAAATATGTATTTAAGTCAGATTTGTTTTTCATATTATCATATATTTCTTGAATTTTAGATGGTTTTTCTTTTTTGTGATTTTTTAAAAATGCTCCTTGCCATAATATAGAAACCATTGATGCTGGTTTTGACCTTACAGAATCCAATTCTAATCCGTTGGCTTCCATTATTTCTATTGCTTTTCTATCATATTCTAATGTGTAATCTACACCTTTATAACTAAATTCTATCTTTTTATTCATATTTCAATCTCCTTTTTTTATTATTTTAAGCAGCTGGTTTCGCAGCCCATTCTGGTTCTCCTGTAACAGTAATTGAGTTTGATACTTCTAATACTGCATTTACTCCCATTTCTGGTAATCCCATTGGTGATGGCTCTCCTGTGAAATATAATCCTTCTGTTAACCCCGGTACTTCAATATAAAACCATGTTGCTTTTTGTGCTGCTTTTGCGGCTGCATCTACTGTAATTAAAGCATCCCAAGTATCTTTTAAGTCTTGTGACATATTGAATGTAAACTCCAATGAACCACCTAAATCTTTTAGACCCGGGATATATGTTTTGTACTCTGTTTCATTTAATGTAGTTGTTTCTAGGTTATCTGGTTGTGGGTTCAATGATGGAATACTTTTAATACCAACTAACTCAGTATAAGCAGATTTTGCAGTTGGTCTTGTTCCTGCTGTTTCTTCTACTCCATAATATAAATGTACACCTATTGTACTTAAATATCTTGCCATTTTCTTTTCCTCCTTTTTTATCGTACCGACATTTATGTCGCTACCTTTTAACTTCTATATATTAAATTTGTTTCTTTGTCATAAACACAATTATATCTTATAGCTCCAGTCATTATTGTTGAATCACTTATATATGGGATTATTGCCGGTGTGCCAATTCGTTGCATATTATAATTAGGAATTTGTAAATAGTCATCAATTATGTTTAACATTTGCCTAACACTATCTATTGCATCATATTCTTGCATATCTCGGCTATAAACTGTAATTTGATAACCTAAAGCTGTAGTTCTTTCGCCTTGAGTTGTACTTCTACTTATAATTTCACTATTTCGTATTTCTTCAATGATTACTTTAGGATATTTCCCTTTTGGTAATTCTTTGTATTTTTGCTTTACTAAAACTTTTTTAAATTCATCATTACGTTGTGAAAATAATTCTTGTATATCTTCTTCAAGTTGATTTATTAAAGTTACCATTATCAAGACATTCCTTTCATATATTTTTCTATTACTTTAGATATTTCTTCTGGTATTTTTTGACCTGCATCATAAACTTGTTTTTGTGCTGGTATACCTTTTGTATAATATACTTTTCCATCATTTCCTTGGTAAGTCCAATATAAATCGCCTTCTCCTATTCCTGCTTCAATAGCTTCATCTTTTTGTGAAACTCTTTCGCTTGCTATTCTTATTGTTTCTCCGCTGTTATATGGTTTTAAATCAAACCTATTTTTTATAGGATGTGGTTTTTGTTCTCCCTCTGTACCAGTACCAAACTCACTATACCATGCTTGTGGTCCACTCATTGAAACTATTTTTTCGTTTTCATCTCCGATTTTTGAAAAATCCATTTCTTCTCCAGCTTGATATTTAGACTTAGAATAGTTTGTTTGAATTTCATCTAAAGTTTTTTCCGCTAATTCATCAATAATTTGTTGACTTATTTTCCTTAAATCTACTTCTATTTTCTTCTTTTTTTCAACGTCTACATCAACATTCATAATCATCGCCTACCATTCTTTGTAAGTGCATTGTGTATTCATTAATGTAAATTTTAGGGTCTCCGTCAACAAAATAATCAGCATTACTACAAGTTTTATCATATTCAATTGGAGGTTCTACAAATATATAGCACCTATCTCCATTATGAAATAATTTTCCAACACTTGGTCGCATATATACTATTAAAGTGTTTATGCTATCCGGACCAGCTTCTAATATCTCTCCAACAGATTTTATGGGTTGATAATTTAATCTTATTTCTTTTGGTTCACTAAATATTATTCTACCGTTTTCTTCTTTCTTTGTGCAATAATAAAATTTTCTTTTATTTCTTTTTAGATTATTCACTATAAATCAACCCCTTTAGCCAAAGGTATTATTTTTCTTGTTAAAGCTAACGGATATTGTGATGAATTGTCATAAGTTCTAATAACTCCACCTTCACTATGATAATTTTCGCCTTCTACTCCATATCGTGCTAATGCAGCAACAGCTAACTCAACAATTATTCCTGCATATATATCTTCAAAAGGTTTTTCATCAGTAGGAGTAAAATGTCTATCGTTATAATATTCTAGTAAAGCATTAGAAATTTCTATTTTTAAAATTTCATCTGTATAATCAGCAGAAGATAAATCTTCCGCATCTAATCTTTTTCTTAATTTTGTAACTAGTGCTGTTACTTTCTCATTATTATCTAAATCCATTTTACTCCTCCTTTTTAAAATGCATCTAAAGAACCTTTATCACTTTTATTTGCTTTTTTAAATGCGTTTTCTAATGTTATTTCTGACATTTTTTTAATAATTTCTGGTGTTAAAACTTTTACTTCTTTCATTGGTTTAACATCAAATTCATTTCCTTTTTTTGTTATTTCAACTTCTACTATTTTATTAGAAAAAGGCTTTATATAAATTTTTCCATTATATTCATATAACATATTATTCTTCCTCCTTTTTGCTAGTAGTTTTTCTCCTTACACCATATTTAGCAGTTATTTTATCTTCTTCTTTCTCTACTTCCTCTTTAATAGGAGAGACTACTTTTTCTGTAGTCTCCTTATTTTTTTCAGAAGCAATACGATAACCTAATTGCCTATATTGGTCTTCATAAGTTCCACGAGAACATACTATTTTTTCATTTCCTTTTACAATTGTTACCATCTTGCTATCCCTCCTTATGATGGATCTACATCTAAGATGAATACTCCATCAGCTTGCTCAAATGAAGGTAATGCAACCATTGAAACTTTTGTTTCAACATTTACTGGATCTTCAATAGCAAATGTAGTTACTGCAATTCCATTATTTACTAGTGCTACTTCTGCTTTTGTTGCTCCTGTCATTAAATCAGATTCTTCTGGTGTTACACCTATATGTGTTTCTCCTAGTGGTCCTTCTGGCATTAATACAAATACATCATCAGCAACGTATTGAACAAATGAACCTGTTGATTCATCTATATATCCATCATCATTTATAGCAATAACAATTCCTGTTTCTTGTTCAATAAATCTTCTTACTTCTTCTGCTGTGATATATACTGCACCATTAGACATTGCATATATTCTCTTTGAAATGTTTGTGTTTGCTGTTAATGCATCTAATAAATTAGAATTACACATTGCTCTTGTTAATTTGTATCCAGCTGTTCTTGCTAGTTTCTTAGCATCGTTTATATCTTTTACGATGTTAGCACTTGCACTTGACCAAGCTGTTTGAACTGTGATTTTATTTCCTTGTGGCATTCCATAATCATATGAATATGCTTGACCATTGCTTGCTAATGTAATTGTTCCTGTTGTTACTAATTGCATTCTCATTCTTTCAATTGTCTCAAATGCAGCTGTTATTAATTTGATTTGGTCATCAAATATTTTTGCTACAATATTTCTAATTATTTCTTCATTTTGTGTTTGGAATAATGTGTTTAATTGTTGTCTCATTTTTTCGTCAATTACCATTGACTCTTTAAAGAATGGCATTTCTGTTTTATATTTTTCAATACCTTCTCTATCTCTTCTTATTGATTTTGCATCATATGCAGATAATCTTAATCCAACTGGTTGATTATTTGCACCTTTTATCCAATCAATTTCTACACCAATTTCCTTTTTATATGGGAATAATTGGTCTCCAATTGTATATGTGTTTAAATTCTTTTCAAGCCAATATGCTACCATATTTGAACTTGTTACTAATTCATATATTGTTTTTGCCATAACTAAATCGCACTCCCTTCTACAAATATTATTCTAGGTAATGCAGTTTTTACTGCCGATGTGATTAATTCTGCTGTCGCAGAGTCTAATTTTAGTGTGTCTACGCAACCAGCTAATACTATTGTTGCATTTTCTGCTCCTGCTGTTACATCAACATCATGTAGTAATACTGCTGTTGCATTACTTACTCCTTCTGTTGTTGTAGCTTTTGCAAATGCTGTTCCTCTCTTTGTAATATCTCCATATATTGGAGTTCCTGCCTTCAAAATTTTCTTTCCATCACTATCAGCTGTTACACCTGTATTTGTTACTTGTGCTGGTAATGTTACTAGATAGCTGTTGTTTGCTATTAGTATGTGTTTTTCGTTAAAACCATAAGTTTCTTTTACTACTCTATTAGCCATTTTTCATTCTTCC